AAATCTAAAAAGTTTTCTATCGTATTTTCTAAACGAGCTTCTATGGCTTTCAATTGCACATCTGCTATATCCGGTTGATTTTCAGCTAAATCAGCTCGGGCACTTCTAATTGTCCTTAAAAAGTCCTGGCAATCTTCTAAAGTTAGCATCTTAGCTTTCCCCCCTTTCTTCTCTAATTGGTTCCGGATCAATCTGATGTATATAAATATCAAAATTTTTTAATGATACTTTTTGTGGCTCCGCTTCTTTTTTCTCTGTTTCAAATTTCATATCTTTAACTTGTCCTATATAGCCTGCTATAAGCCTCATTTCTGCTCGTCCTCCTTCGCTTTTATTTCTTTTAGTACTTGTTTTAAACCTTTTGATGTGCCGTTTTTTAAATCGATATATTGGCAAACCTCTTTAGGAAGTCTGCTCCACGCAGTAGAATCATTAAATTCTATATAATTCTTTTTGGACGTTTCTTTATCTTCCTCATATCTTGCAAAAATTCAGGCGTAAAGAGCCAGCCTAAGTCATATCTACCTCTTTTTATTACTGCCTGCTCTACTTTTTTAGGGTTGATTTCATCTTGCCTTTGTTTATCCTCCAAGCATTTCTTTTTCATGTATTCCTCCCATGGCATAACAATCATTTGCTCGTTTTTCTCGTCTACCGTTAGGTTATGGACCGTCTTACACTTCGGACATCTTCCTCTGCCCATATCCAGCATTTCAAAATCTTCCTGAAATATCGACTTGCAGGCATAGAATTCATGACCACATATTGGACATTTGCAAAAATATTTTTTTCTGGAATCCTTACTCATTAAACTTCCTCCTTAAAATCGATTTTAATCTTAAATTTACCGAGCTACTTCGCTTTTTTCTCCTTCTTCGGTCTTATGGTATATAATTGGTCATGTTCCTCATGTCCCATTCGATATCGCCACAATGCGCAGTCTTCCATGGTACAATTTCTTACCTCAACACTGTTCTGGCAACAGCATTCTAAACATTTTAGCCTAATCGCTTTGGCTCTTGTTATACGCTTTTCCAAGTTCCGTCACCTCCATAGCACTATAACGTCTAATTAGTCCAATATTTTCTAATTCCGTAAGACGTTGTTTTATATAAGAAGGACTATAATTTAGAGTTTTTGCTATCGTTATTCGTGATACATATTTCCCCCTCATTTTTTTAATATAAGAAAGAATTTGCTTATCTACTTCTTTTAGTTTCACTTTATATCCATCTCCCATATCCTTTGGCTCTGTAAATGGAGTCAAAAGTAAAATTCTTAAAATCATGGTCTGATGCCGGCTTGTTTTTATATAAATTCTTTTTCCATTCCTTATAAATTTTGCATTTACTATGACATTTGGGCATTCTTTTTACGCAACCATAACAACTATCTTTCATCTTGGGCATCCTCCATTTCCTCAAGCTTCCAAATCAGCTTTTCATTTGCCTTTAGCTGTCTTTCTAGCCCTTCTTTTGTTTTTATATCTGATTGCAAGCATTCCTCATATGTGCCAGCTCCATATATCTTAGCGTCTGCCCCATATGTCCTTATCCTGCTTTTCCAATGCTCTATGCCGCTATCACATATTTGTATATCTTTTGTGATGTAACTGCTTAATTGTTTTAAATTACAAATTATTAATTCCTTTTTCATTTCAACACTCTCCTCTATTTCTCTTCAAACTCACTTATCATGCCACACGCATTACACCGCATGACGTGATAATATCCGTATTTATTTCCTCTACACTCAATCGTTGAATAGCCTTTTCCGCCATAGAGTTCATGCTTGTTTCCGCACTTTGGACAAGTGCATTCTTTATCTTGAAATGCTCCCGTACACTTTGTTATCTCTCCCATTTTTTAGTCCTCCCTTTTATATATAATTAATTTTTATTTTTCCGTTTTTTTCAAAATATTCCTTAAGATAAAATAATGCCTCATCCATTTGCTCTGTATTCCATAACTCCTTTTTGCTATATATACAATTAAAAATTATTTTTTGAAGCATTTTTTCGTCTATTTTTACTATTATTTTTTCTACCGCTTCCTTTACCACATCATCAATCTGACTATTATTAGTTAATGTTTTATCATTATCAATCCTTTGCATTTCCTCTTCGTACTGTTTAAGGTCAAATGACACACCATCTGTTATGGCTTTCACTATTTTTTCATATTTTTCTGCATCATCTCTTAACAGCTTAAAATCTTTTTCCGTTATGGTCTTCACTACTTTTTTATATCTTTCTACATTGCTTCTTAACAGTTCAAAATCTTTTATACTAATCGTTACTGTGCCATCCATAATTACACCTCTCTCCTATTCATTTTTTGAATTTGTTTATATTTTTCTTCTCCTAATTGTTCTTCCTGTATTTTCCCTATTATGCTTTTGATCTTGTCTTTGAAGGGTTTGATTTCTTCTTCAGGAACATTGGTTTGGGTTACTGTTCCTTTGGCTGTACCTCTTTGAGTTTCCATCTCTACTATGTCGCCTACTTCTACCTCCATTGGCGTAAGGTAGCTATACTCTCTTCCTTGTGGTTGGCCGTCTTTGTTAAATTTTACTTTGATAATGTTTGTCAATTTAATTCCCCCTTTTAATACCATCTTCCGTCTGGTGTATAATGTAGCCACTTTCCATTCTTAAAAGTTACTTTAAGGTCTCTTCCTAATGGCTTTACGCTCACCAGTGTCCATCCATCTTTGTAATCGTTCCCTACTATAGCCTTGTGGCTTTCATCCGTTTTGATTAGTAGTTTTTGCTGTTCCTTATTTAGCTTGTTGAAGCCTTTTATTTTTCCCATTCTTTTCTCTCCCCAAATTTCTAACTTTCTTCTCATTTTCTTCACAATCGTAATCATAAAATTTCTCCCTAAATCGTTTTTTGGAAACCCTACCGGATAATGTTTCATACCCTTTAGTCTCCAGCTCTTTGTTGATATTCCGCATAATTCTATACGCCGTTGATTGAGATATATCTAACAATTCCATTACATCTCTAACTCTCAAGAATGATGCCATATCCGTTCCCTCCTTATTTCAAATTTTTTTCTGCCCAAAGTTTTAACTCCTGACTGTAAATAGTGATTTGGTCTAAAGCTTTGAGTATTTCTTCAAGTTCCGGTTTTTCTTTATCTGTTATTATTCCGTCTGCGGCTATATCAATCAATTTATCTTTTATACTGTCAACCCCTCGAAATGCTGATAAAACTTTGAGCGTTAGCCGGTCAAGCTCCGCAATTTCAAGCTTAGGCATTGTACACTCACCTATCGGACACTCATTGACACAATAATGATTTTTTAGCTCTGGTGCGTTGTAAAGGTCTGCCATCAGCACCACTTTGTCCACCGGAACTACTTTTGTATTCCCGAGTTCGTAGTCTGCGAGGGATGAAACTGAAATCCCCAGCAATTCTGCAGCCCCTTCTCTGCTGTTTAGCTTATCGTTATATTTAGCTGCGCTTTTTCTGCATCTGCAATATATGTTATCCTTTGCTTTTGTAGGATTAGTTCCCATTTATTTTTTTCACCTCCTAGGTTATAGTTATCTTATGAAGATAATATTCCTATTAGGAAAGTTTGTCCGCAAAAAAAATTTCTTCAATTGTTTTCCCGTAAAAATCTGATATAATTTTTGCTTCTTGCAAGGAAAATGGGACATGCCCTAATTCTTTTTTACAATAAGCCGATGCGGTTTTTAAATTTAATAATTCTGCCATGTTCTTATGAGTTAGCCCATTTTTTTGACGGAGATTTTGTAAAGTTTTGTTCAATGTAATTCCTCCTTTCTTATATCAACTTTCCCAATAAGAAAGTTTCTACTTTAAGTATAGTGTCCTTATAGGAAAATGTCAATAGTTTTTTTAAAAAAATTTTCTGATTAGGCAAATCTATATATTTCCTGTCGGGAAATTGATATAATATATTATCTGGAGGTGAGTATATGAACAGAATAAGAATCCTTCGTGAAGAAAAAGGTTGGACACAAGCTAAACTTGGAAACTTACTAAATGTGAAAGATTCGGCTATATCAAAATATGAAACGGAAAAAATCCCTTTAACCGCTGAAACCCTTAAACGTCTATCTGAAATTTTCGATGTTTCAGTTGACTATATTTTGGGACTTTCTCCAGTTCGTAAGCCTGATAATACATCCTTTGCTAAACCTAAAATTCTTGAAATTCAAGATTTAGAAGAACTTTCTAACGAAAGTAGGGAAGAGCTTAAGCAATATATTCAATTTTTAAAAATTAAAGAAGACATGAACAAAGGTAAAAACGAAACCTCGTCAGCTTTGGAAAAAAACGGTTAATTAAATTTCTAAAAGATCATACAGAATATTAATAATTAAATATATAAATTTTTACTTATACATTAATTTAAAAATATATAAAGGAGTGGCAAAGATGAACTTTGAAGAACAAATTAAAAGTTTCGCAAAGAGGACAAAATCTGTAATGGATGGAATCACGACAGAAGAAGCAACCAAAACCTCGCTTATCATGCCTTTCTTTCAAATACTTGGATATGATATTTTCAATCCACAAGAGTTTACCCCAGAATATACAGCGGATGTAGGCATCAAAAAAGGAGAAAAGGTAGATTACGCTATATTAAAGAATAAAGAACCAATTATATTAGTTGAATGTAAAGCAGTTAATGAAGAATTGACAAAATATGACTCACAGCTATTTAGATATTTTGGGACAACAACAGCAAAATTTGCAATATTGACGAATGGAATTATATATAGATTTTATACAGATTTGGACGAGCCTAATAAGATGGATGAAAAGCCTTTCTTGGAAATAAACATGTTAGATTTAAAAGACGCTCAAATCCCTGAACTTAAAAAATTCCATAAAGATAATTTTGATTTAAATCAAATAATTGATACTGCCTCTGAGCTAAAGTATATGGGATTAATGAGAAACGCTATTAAACGGGACTTCGCTAATCCATCTGATGAATTTGTAAAATATGTATTAAATAACGGTGTATATGAAGGGATAAAGACACAAAATATTATCGAAAGATACAAGCCTATACTCAAAAAATCGCTAATAGGGTATATCAATGATTTAGTAAATGAAAGGATACAAACAGCCTTAAAAGATGACAATAATGAAGAAGAAAAACAAAGTTCCAATAACGAATCAAATACTCCTGAATCAGATAATAATGATATATTAACAAATGAAATTATTACAACTGAAGAGGAACTCGAAGCTTATTATATTGTTAAATCAATCCTAAGGGAAGTTATTGACCCTTCCAGATTGTTTTATAAAGATACTTTGTCATATTTTGGCATATTGGTAGATAATAAAGTTACGCATTGGCTATGCAGAATATGCTTAAAAGAAAAGACAAATTTTGTAATAATACCAAATGAATCAAAGGAAAACAAAAAATACCTAATTGATACTATAGATGATATTTATAAGCTATCGGAACAATTAACGGAAAGAGTAATGGCCATTATGTAATTTTACTATACTGAGAATAAAAACAAAATATAAAGATAAAAAATAATTCTCAATCTGATTAAATCTGATTAATTATGATTTTTGAAATGAAGGGGGATGCTTTTGCCTGTATGCCTGTAAAAAAATATGAAACAAAACGTGGTGTTACAAAATGGAAAACATCATTTTGGTATACCGATTGGACGGGTAAAAGAAAGAAAAAGAAAAAAGAAGGCTTTAGTAAACAGGGTGATGCTAAGGAGTATGAACGTGAATTTCTCCTGAAAAATAGCCGCAGTTGCGATATGTCTTTTGCCTCCCTGGTCGAGCTTTATAAAGAAGATACGGAATACCGTGTCCGTGAAGGTACACAAGATACGCGAGATAGAATCATCAATAAATGGTTACTGCCATACTTCGGTGATCTCCCAGTAAATAAAATAGATGCCGTGATAATTCGTAAATGGCAAAACAAAGTCATGTCTGCCATCAACCCCCGAAATGGTAAAAAATACGCTGAAACCTACATACGCTCTATAAACAGCCGGCTCTCCGCAATTTTCAATTATGCAGTTAAGTTTTACAATTTGGGGGCTAATCCATGTTTGTCTGCTGGATCTATGGGAAAGAAAAAAGCAGGAAAAATGAAATTCTGGACGCTGGACGAGTTCAATCTGGCAATGGCGCATGTTTCAAATTGGAGTTTTCGGCTCGCTTTTGAGATTATGTACTGGCTCGGCTTCCGAGAGGGAGAATGCCTCGCTCTGACACCTGCCGATATCCTTCCCTCGAAGGTTGCCCGTGTTGATAAAACACACCACCGACAGAAGGGAAAAGATAAAAACGGGCCGCCAAAAACCGATAACAGCTATGGTGATACCTCAATGCCAGACTTTCTCTATGATGAAATAATGAGTTATATTAATGCTCTTTATGATATTAAACCTCATGACCGGATTTTCTATTTTCAAAAAGGCACCCTGGGACATGCTCTCACTGAAGCTGCCAAGGCAGCAGGTGTGAAGCGTATTCGCGTCCACGACCTCAGGCATTCTCATGCTGCTCTATTGGTCGAACTCGGTTACGGTATTGTCGCCGTGGCAAAACGCCTAAGAGATACTGTGGAAGTCGCCATGTCCACCTATTCTCATCTATATCCCCAAAAAATGGATGAAGTTGCTTCCGATCTGAACAAGCAGGCTGCTCTTAAAAATCTTGAAACTCCGGATGCGGTTCTTTCGGAACTCGAAATGATGGAAAAAGAGCATAAAAAATAAAAATGGTACGATTCTGGTACGCTTTTACAAAAAATAAACCCAGGTTTCCAGTGTTCATGCTGGCTCCTGGGTTTTATTACGTTATTCCCACTCGATCGTACTTGGTGGTTTACTCGTAATATCATAAACAACTCTGTTAACATTTTCTACATTATTAACTATTCTGTTTGAAATCTTTTCTAATATATCTAAAGGTATCTTTGCAAAATCTGCGGTCATTCCATCTGTGCTGGTAACTGCCCTTAAGGCCACAGTGTAAGAATAAGTCCTTTCATCTCCCATTACTCCTACACTTCTCACTCCGGGGAGAAGCGCAAAGTACTGCCAAATTTCTTTTTCCAAATTAGCTTTTTTTATTTCATCTCTAAATATAAAATCCGATTCACGAACAATTTTCAGTTTTTCTTCCGTTACCTCGCCCAATACTCTAATAGCAAGACCCGGCCCCGGGAAAGGCTGCCTTTGTACTATTTCTTCAGGAAGCTCCAGATTTTTCCCTACTTTCCTTACCTCGTCCTTAAAAAGCTGTCTTAAAGGTTCGACCAATTGAAAATTTACGTCTTTCGGAAGTCCTCCTACATTATGATGGCTTTTAATAGTAGCTGCCCTTCCTGTTCCGCTCTCTATTACATCGGGATATATGGTCCCCTGAACCAAATATTCAATCCCTGAAAGTTTCTTCTGTTCTTTCTCAAATACTCTTATAAATTCTTCTCCAATAATTTTTCGTTTCTTTTCAGGCTCTGTTATTCCTTTAAGTTTCTCTAAAAACCTTTCTTTCGCATCTACAGCAATAAGATTCATATGAAATTTTTCTTTGAATACAGTTATTACCTGTTTGGCTTCATCTTTTCTCAGCAATCCGTGGTCTACAAAGACACATGTAAGATTGTCTCCTATGGCTTTATGGACAAGAACTGCTGCCACAGAAGAATCTACTCCTCCAGACAGGGCACATATAGCTTTTCCCTTTCCGATTTGGTTTCTTATAGCATTTATGGAAAATTCAATAAAATCATCCATGTTCCAGTTGCCAATACATTTACATATTTTAAATAAAAAATTGGATAATATCTCTTTTCCTTTTTCAGTATGGACAACTTCCGGATGAAATTGCACTCCATAAATTTTATATTTTGGATTTTCCATAGCTGCTACAGGACATTTTTCCGTACTGCCTATAATATTAAAACCTTCGGGAGCTTTTTCAATATAGTCCGTATGACTCATTAAGCAATTCATCTTATTTTCTAATCCTTCAAACAATAAACTGCTTTTATTTATCTTCACTTCGGTTATTCCATATTCTCTTGACGGAGATCTCTTCACATTTCCGCCAAAATGCTGAGCTATGAGGTGATTGCCATAACATATACCTAATACGGGAACTCCCATCTCAAATATTTTCCCACTGCATTTCGGTGAATTTGCTGCATAAATACTTGCAGGACCTCCCGACAAAATTATTCCGTCAGGAGATTTCTCTTTTATTTTTTCGATAGGATGATTATATGGTACTATCTCACAATATACTTTTGCTTCTCTTACTCTTCTGGCTATAAGCTGACTGTATTGCCCCCCAAAATCAAGAATAATTATCAAAATATACCCTCCTTTAACTATCTCTTGCTATAATTTGGAGCTTCTTTAGTTATGTTAATATCATGGGGATGACTTTCTATTAATCCGGCATTTGTAATCTTTATAAATCTGGCTTTCTCATGAAGTTCATCAATGTTCTTAGCTCCAACATACCCCATTCCTGCTCTTAATCCTCCCATAAGCTGAAATACTACATCTCCTAATGGTCCTCTGTAAGGAACTCTTCCTTCCACGCCTTCCGGAACTAATTTCTTAGAATCCTCCTGAAAATACCTATCCTTACCGCCGGCGGCC